CCGAACAGCACATCACTGGGAATTGGCGTATCGGCGTTAAAGGGGTGTGTGCAGACCTCCTGCACGGCCAGCGGTTACTATGCCCTCTACCTAAACACGGGTTCCTCCTGCACGGCCAGCGGTTACTATGCCCTCTACCAAAACACGGGTTCCTCCTGCACGGCCAGCGGTTACGCCGCCCTCCACCAAAACACGGGTGCCTACTGCACGGCCAGCGGTTGCTCCGCCCTCTACCAAAACACGGGTGCCAAGTGCACGGCCAGCGGTCACACCGCCCTCTACCTAAACACGGGTTCCTCCTGCACGGCCAGCGGTTACGCCGCCCTCTACCAAAACACGGGTGTCTTCTGCACGGCCAGCGGTTGCTCCGCCCTCTACCAAAACACGGGTGTCTTCTGCACGGCCAGCGGTTACTATGCCCTCTACCAAAACACGGGTTCCTCCTGCACGGCCAGCGGTTACGCCGCCCTCTACCAAAACACGGGTGCCTACTGCACGGCCAGCGGTTACTATGCCCTCTACCAAAACACGGGTGCCAACAACGTCGCTATAGGATACCAAGCGGGCTACCACGCCACATATCACGCGCAGAATTCATGCACATTCCTAGGTTACAACACCACCGTCTCCTCCGATTCCCTAACTAATTCAACCGCGCTCGGTAATGGTGCGACCATCACCGCGTCGAACCAGTGCGTAATCGGCAACTCAAGCCTCACGGCGATCACCACGACGGCATCTCCGCAATATCTAAGCGGTACCGCTGTCCCCGCTGGTGGCACAGCTGGCGCTGGGCTCAAGATGTCGAGCACATCAAACCTGGGCGTTTTCTTTGGATCGGGTGCCCCAACACTGGCAGCGGCCAAAGGCTCGCTCTACCTTCGCACGGACGGCTCCACCACCAACGACAGAATGTACGTAAACACTAACGGATCCACGACTTGGACCGCCGTAACTACCGCCGCATAAGGAGCACAAAATGGCCATTTTGAACCGTTTGAACAACCCGGACCCCGACGATGACAACAACAAAATCAAAGTCTCGGGTGTTCAGTTCTTCTTTGGCGCCAATGACTCTGCGCTGATTTATTACCAGTGCGGGCGCACAGGAAAGCAAGGCGGGTTCAGGCCCAGCGAAACAATCTGTCTGTCTATCGCTGACACGGATTGGACCGCATTCAACGCCGCTCGGACAAAAAACAATCAGAAATCGGCAGATGATTGGCTTATCGCGCAGGGTATCGCTACGGCGTGACGCCATGCCTACGCTTCTGGCAATTCTCAAGGGACTCCCGTGGGGCGTAGACAAAAGCCTCCACTTTTTATCTGCGCTCCCGTTAGGGATAGGTATTGGGCTCTTGACTCGACCGTGGTTCCCGGCTACTGGATCCTGGGTAGCAGCGATCCTGGCTGGTGCCCTCGTTGGGATTGCCAAGGAATGCGGTGACCATCGGAAAAATCAACAGGCCGCGAAACAAGGCAAGCCAGCACCACACAGCGTTGAAGCGCTGGACGCAGTGGCAACGATGCTAGGGGCTTTGGTTGGTGGACTGGTTGCTTTCTTGAGGTAATCCTGTGATCAACGGTTGCAGTATCAATGGGCACGAGATCAATGGTCCGTCAGACGACAATGCAACCCTATCGGCGTACATCCGCGAAATTACGGGCATCCAGGCTGCTTTAACGGTGCAGAGTCAGTTCGGTTCTCTGTTGGCTGAATTGTCTGGGTTCTCGGGCAGCCTTGGCTGGAACCTTACGACCGCAGAAGTAAGCCGACTAAGCGGATCCCTAAATATGCCCATCCGAATCCGAACCGGCATCATGCGGGCTATCCAGATCCCATTCCATGGTGAGGTCGTATCATGAGCACGCTCCAGGGCACGCTGCTGAGCTTCTATATCGTCTGCGACGCAGCGACCTATAGCGAAGTCACGGACTCCTGGAGTCCATCGGGGGACCATGCCTATTACTTCCACAACGGCACCAACGAACTCGGGACCAATGTTGTCTGGCAGGGGCAGGAATACACGGCCTTCCCGCTCCAGGTAGAGGGGTTCGAGGTTAGCGGGAACGGCAAGATGCCGAGGCCCGTGATCCGCATATCTAATGTGAACCAATACCTGTCCAGCATCTCCAGAGCCCATAGCGATCTAGTGGGCTGGTGCGTGATCCGCAAGCGCACGTTTGCCATGTTCATCGATGCAGCGAACTTTACCAATGGAAACCCCAACGCCAACTTTGCAGAAGAGTTCCCGCAGGATCTTTATTACGTGGACCGAAAGGTGGAAGATAACAAGCTCACCATCGCATGGGAACTGGCTGCGGCCAGCGATCTCCAAGGTGTTCAGCTTCCCGCAGGTCAGATTGTGGCGAACTACTGTCCTGCGGAATACAACTACGCTGGAAATGTTGGAGAGTCCTTGAAATGCACCTACCGGGGCGCTTTGACTACCTGCGACCACTCCCTGGATGGGATCAACGGATGCAACATCCATTTCCCCGACGTGGGCGGCAAGCAAGTAGACAAGCCGTTCGCGGGCTTCCCCGGCTGCGGCCTGAATCGGGCGTGACCTATGTGCGACGAACCAACGAACACTTACAGTGTCATCCTCGCCCACGCGCAAGCCTGCTACCCCCGCGAGGCTTGCGGGATCATCATCGTCAAAGACGGTGCCGAGCACTTCATCCCCTGCGTCAACCTAGACGAGAAGCCTCTCGAAGCCTTCACGATGGACGAGATGATCCTGGAGGAGCATGACGGGAACATTCAAGCCATCGTCCACTCCCACTGCGACAGGCCCGCCAAGCCATCCGAAGCGGATCTTGTGGGCTGCGAGGAAACAGACCTACCCTGGCTGATCATATCTATACCCAGCGGAGAGACGGAGCACATCAAGCCGTCCGGATACGAGGCTCCACTAATCGGCAGGAAATACGCCTTCGGGATCTTCGACTGCTACACGCTGGTTCGGGACTACTACGCTCAGGTTCACGGCATCAAGCTCCCCGAATACACCAAGGATCTGATGAACCGTTGGCGTGAGGGCGAGGAAGTCTATCTCGAAGCCTTCGCGGACGCCGGGTTCAAAGAGATTCGATTCCAAGATCTGCGCAAGGGTGACGCAATTTTGTTCAGCTTCCCCCCGCCGCGCTGGGCTCGACACGGCAAGCGACCACTGAACCACGCCGCTATCTACTTCGGAAAGCAGACGATTCTGCACCACACCGAGAACCGGCTCAGCTCCCGAGACTTGATGGACGGTTACTACCTGCAACACGCCAAGCTCTACCTGCGCCACAAGGATCTCGAATGATGACAACAGTGAAGTTATACGGGAAGCTGGGGAAACTGTTCGGTCGGACGTGGAAACTGGACGTGAATTCGCCGAGGGAGGCCGTGTGCGCCATTGACGCGAACCGGCCTGGGCTTGCGGCCTATCTGACCCGGAACAGTCTGCCGGGGTATCACGTCATTGTGGGGGATCGGGATCGGGATGAAGAGGAACTGGACCTCGCGACGGCGGGCCGGACCATCAAGATCATCCCGTATGTGAAGGGCAGGAACACGGGATGGGGGAAGATAGTTGCCGGGATAGTGCTAATAGCGGTAGGCTACGCGTCGGATACCCCGACGTTAATGACCATGGGATTTTCTATGCTTTTTGGGGGAGTGGCTCAGTTACTTACTAAACCTCCTACCCTGGAACAGCCAAATGAAAAAGAAAAGAGTAGACCCTCATATTCTTTTGATGGGCCAATCAACACAACTGCCCAAGGCTGGCCTATGCCAGTGGGGTATGGGACACTGAGAGTGGGAGGGGCCGTGGTGTCTATGAGTATTGACGTTTACCCCTATTTTACAGGATACGGGGATGCAGGAGAAACAGGATTTCGTATTCTTTCCCCCCAATCTGTATATACTTGCTGGCAGATTAGGCATATTGTTTACCCCAATGTATGGCTTTGGAGCACAGAGGGGGTGGAAGACATTGTATGGTCTATAACCAGCCAGTCTGCCGGAAATTTCTTTAGCATTGCTCCCAATGGTGCGGATACAACCTGGGGGGTTATCACATGGATACCCACTATCCCCATACAAGACCATATTCTGACTATTCACGCTGTGGATGCTAATGGTTTTTCAGATGATGTGACAATTACTATATCTATTGTAGGTTAGGAGTCAGTATGGACCTAAAACATATAAAAGGCAGAGGTTCAGATTCTACCCCCGCGTCGTATGTCCCAAATGAAGAGGAAGATTCATTGCACAGTAAGGCATTCGCGCGAATACTTTACTGTCTAGGGGAAGGGGAGTGGGAAGGACTTGTTGATGGAGATAAATCAGTATTCATAAATGGAACTCCATTGCAAGGTCCGGATGGATTTAATCCATATAGGTGGGAGGCTTCTAACGCGTATGTTCTAGGTGAGGTCGCGGAGCCCTCTGTCTCAAATGGGCACATCTACAAGGTGACAACTGCGGGGACAAGTGGGGTGGCAGAACCCGCATGGGGGACTGTAGTAGGAGGAACAACTGCCGATGGGACAGGTTCTTTAGTTTGGACAGAGCAGACGGGGGCAGTAGCTGGCCCCACCTACAACTTTCCAGGAGTAATTCCACTTTATAGGTGGGGTGCCGTGGACCAAACCAGTATTCCCGGTTTTTCGGCTTCTGAAACAGAGGCGGCAGATGGGAGAGAACTAAGATACGGGTCCCCCGGCCCGCTACACATTGGAATCACTGATTTAAGTGTAGACTATGTAAAAGTAACCATGGGGTTTCCAAATTTAACATCTAGCACTGCCCAAGGGGATGTCGGAGGGGCAGAGGTGGGGTATTCATTCGAGTTACAGGAAACTACAGGGGGAGCTTATATCCCCGTAAAAGAAGAAGTTGTGAAAGGGAAGGCCACTACTAGATACCAGAGAAGTACCACTATACAATTATCGGGGGATGGACCCTGGGACATCCGTGTAACTAGACTATCTGAGGATAGCTCCACTCTTTCGCTAAACAATAAAAGTTATATTGACTCATACACAAAAGTGGTTGAAGAAAAACTAAGTCACCCGGGAGTGGTTTTGGCCGCTGTGGCGGCCAATGCCAAGATGTTTAGCCAAATCCCTCAGATCGCCTTCGAGTGCAACATGCTCAAGGTTTCGGTTCCGGATAACTACACACCACGGTTCTGGACTCCTGCGGTTGGCGTAACCCCCGGATTCTGGACAGAGGCAGTTTATAACGGCAACTGGGCCGGAACCATGACCACGGGGGCTAATAAAAAACACACAGCCAATCCAGCATGGGTTCTATACGACCTATTAACCAATGTCGATTATGGGCTCGGTAAGTGGATCAAACCAGCCATGGTCAATAAGTGGGCTCTTTACAAAATCTCCAACTACTGTGACGGTTTAGTTGATGTTGTATCAGGTGGCGTGACCACTAAAGAACCTAGATTCACATGCAATCTATATCTTGCTTCTGCCGAAGAAGCCTACAAAGTCATCGAGAACCTTTGTTCTATCTTCCGTGGTATGGCTTATTGGTCTTCGGGCTCAGTGTTCGCAGTAGATGACAGCGAGCAAGATCCCGTTTACGAATACACTTGCTCCAATGTTACGGAAGAAGGATTCAATTACTCCACTCCCGAGCGTAGACAGCGGCACAACGTCGCCATGGTTGCCTGGAACGATCCCGCCGATGGCTATAGGCAGAAAGTTGAATACGTCCAGGATATGGACGGCATAATTGCCCTGGGTCGCGTCTACAAAACGGATGTGGTAGCCTTCGGCTGCACAAGCCAGGGCCAAGCCCAGCGTTTTGGACGCGCCATCCTCTACACCGAGCGCTTCGGCGAGATTGTCAGCTTCAAGACTGGGTTTGAAGGAATGCGGGCGCGGCCCGGTGACCCCATCTTGATCCAAGACCAATTCCGAGATCAGGTAAGGCTGGGCGGGCGCATTATTTCCAGCGACGGCGTGAACCACGTCTTGGATTCCGAGGTCACGCTGACCGGCGGGGACAAACTGAACATTGTCAGTGTCAATGGGGTGGTGGAAGAGCAAACGATTCTGTCGGCTTCGGGTGCTACTGTCACGACTCCGGCCTTCGTTGGCGGGGCCCCAGGGCGCATGGCCCAGTGGCTCATTGTGAACACGGCGAACGAAGCCAAGCGGTATCGGGTGTTTGAAGTCAAAGAAGATTCTCCAGACACCTACTCCATCAGCGCATTGACTGAGGACGAAGGCAAGTGGGCCTACATCGACGCGGCAGTGACGATTCCTGTTACCCCCGACCCGACCCCTGGCCCGAATCCCGACCCTGGCGGCGCGTTAACCCCCAAGAACATCGCCCTGACAGTGGTTTACCCAAATGATGGTGTAACCGTGAACCCCAAGATCGCGGTTTCCTGGGATCCCGTCGACCGGGCGAAGTATCACATTGAATGGCGCAAGGGCAACGGCAACTGGACGGAAGAGGCCATTGTCATGTCCAACGCCGCAGAGATCCTGAACTGTCCACCGGATACCTATGCCGTCAAAGTCTATGTCCATCTCGACAACTTGATCGGACCTCCAGGGATGGCCGTGGTGGTCGTGGAAAACAAAACAGCCGAGCTGGACGACTGGCTCACTCCAGGCCAAAAGCGTGATGTTAAGGCTGACTGGGACATCATCATCTCCGAGCAATCGGACCTGGACACCCGAGCGGCGGCAAACGGCGTAAGTGCGACTGCCTATGATGCTTCCATCACGGCGCTAACCGCGTTTCTGAATCTTCAAGTAGGCACTGGAGGCTGGGCCTCTGGAGACTGGACCGACTACACCACAACTTGGTTCCTTTTGATCCCGCCCTACGGGGCCACACCTCCCACGGCGGGCGGTGGTAACGCCATGCGGGCGCTGTTCACTGCGGTCTACACCCAGCGGACGGCGCTCTTAGCGGCCATCATAGCGGTGGCCAGCCAGCCTTCAGACACGTTCAGGCCCGCCATCATGTGGGATATGGGCACAACCACGCTGGACTGTTCGTGGACGATGACCAAGGTTACAAGCGCAGCGGCAGCATCGCCCTATCTGGACGTGGCGCGTCGCTGGACATGGGCCTCCGACCATGTGGCTGCGCTCACTCCCTGTAGTCCTGCCTTCGCTCTGACCGGGAAAGATGCCCGCGTGATTATGGCCCGTGTCCGGTTGATCAGCGGGACATGGGTGGGGAAGGCATATTTTAAAGGCGCAAGTCCAGCGGTCGCGGCCTTCAGTTCGGCCAATTACATGCAGTCAGGTGCCCCGGTTGTCGGCGGAGACTTCGCCGACATCGCCTGGGACATGGCCAAACTCACAGCAGGCGGGACAAACTACGTGTCCAACACGTCCATTACCCAGATTGCCATGGACTTCGCCGGGCCAAGCGGTGTTGTGGAAGTCGATTGGATCGCAGTCGGCACTTATGGAGCGGGCTCCAAGAAGGACTATGATGACGCCATAGCCAAAGTGGCCACGGATTACATGAGCGATGCCGAGTTCCTGAATGGCGGGAAAATCGATGGGACACTCATCGAAGATGCCTCGATCAAAACTCCAGCTTTGGCCGCGAATATCATCTTCGCCAAGAATATGATAGTGGCCAATTTCGATAACTTGATCCCAAACCCGACTTCCGAACAGGATATAACTGCGGGCAGCGTAACAGAGTTCGAGGCGATTGGTATTTCGACCACACGGGCATATAAAGGATCCAAGAGTCGTGAGTGTTTCACAATGGGAACCCTGACCCTAACCCCTAAGATCCCGGTCGCAGTAGGTGACCAGTATTTTTACCAAGGATGGGCCTGGGTCGATGGTCCAGGAAATAATTCATATCTGAGGGTCAAGTACTACAACTCCTCCGGCGGAACCGTCTCCACCGTCAACGTGGCAACGACTTCTGGAGTGTCCTCGACTTGGCACGAGATATACGGATCCACGACTGTTCCTGGTACCGCTGTGGCGATGGAAGCCCAGCTATACGCAGGAGGTTACAACACCTGGTATGACAACCTGTATCTGAGACGTATGGCGGATTCCCATCTGATAATCGATGGTGGAATCCAGGCCAATAATATCCTTGCGGGGGCCGTCCAGACGCATCACCTGAGCGTGGGGCCGAACTACCAGTTCAAGGCAAAGGCCAGCGGAACTCCGCTCATGTTGAATGCCGATGGCACATTCTCTGCGAACAGCAGCGCCAACGCCGACGAAAACGATACCGACGCGGCGACCTATATGGATGACGCCCGTATTTATCCGTCATCCATAACAAAGACCTTTGAGGCCAATTTCAGCGGAACGCAGGCAAGAGGCTTCTTGATCAATATGGCCTCGGCCTTTGGGTCTACAACCGGACTTCGTGTCTTACACAGTACCACCAGCTTGACTGTTCACAGAGTGTCAAGCATTCGTACCTACGGTGCCGCACTTACGCCCACCACGGGGTCTACAACCGTTTCTACGGCTGGAACAGGCAAGCTCACGGCCATTTACAGCGACACCAGCCGCATCAGTGACACGCGCAGATTGGTTCTAAAGTTGGACGGCGTGGAAGTCGCTACCTATGCAGACGCATCCATAGGTAGCAGCTACAACGGCCAGCAGAGCGGTTACGCGGGGATCATCCTTGGTGCCCATGCTGTTCGCCCGGGTGACGTGCGGATCTGGGGCATCGCACTGGGAATCGGGTCTGTGACGATCCAGGATGGGGTTGTGACAACGAATTCTATTGATGCCTTGGCCATCACGGCTGAAAAGATCGCTGCGGGAGTTATCACGGCGGATAAATTAGTCGCGAATATTATCTCATCATCCAATTACACAGAAGACGTCTCTGGGAATCCGACCGCAGGTTTCAGAGCGGCGATCAACACCACCTACCCGATCAAGTGTGGGCCGAATGGGCTCCAAGTTGGGACGAGTGTATTCAACCAGGCAAGTGGGAAAGCGAACCGCATACCCAACCGCTTCTTCCGTGGTGGCACCGTGGTGCAAGGGTGGTCAACGTCAGGCACAAGTAGTGGTTCTGGGAGTTGCCAGTTTGGCGGGTTTAACCCATCTGGAGGGACTTTGCCTTCTGGGTTCTCTAACGGTTCCATATTAGGTGGCTACATGGGGGCAATCGTGAGTGGGGCTTCCGGCACTATGAATTTTTCTGGTCTAGCCCCAACAACTATTCCCGCCGTTAGCCCGGCAACAGTTTACAGGCCTCGCTTCAAATTTTACACTTATCTTTACCTGGGGGCTGGGACGACCTTTACATCTCTTGGGTCTATCCGAGTAAATCTCTATAATATCAAAACAAACGTAATAATCCGGGATTACCTAATTACGGCTATCCCTGCCAGCGGCTATGTGTTACATGATGAAGATATCTGGAGTTATCTACCAGCCGACACGTCAGACATAGAAATATCGGTGACTATAACCGGCGCTGTATTCAGCTATACAGGCGCATCCTTCGGAACAGCCCATTTCGGGGTCTTTTCTCTGGAGCTGGTGATGTGATGCG